ATTAAAGGGTTAATCGTTGCCATGTTCTAATCCTTAAAACCCAAGTCCTGGAGTTTTTCCTGCACCATATTGGAAACCAAGCAGTTGACCAGGCAAATTAAATAATTGTCCATAAGCTCTCGCTTGACCAATCTCACCACCAGCCCGTGCAGCACCCTGTTGAGCAAGTAAGTTTGCTACATTTGTGCCAGTAGCTATTCCTTGTGCGCCTACGCCTGCGGCAGATGCTTGACCGATTTTTAGCAAATTAGCTTCTGTTTCACGACCAATATCTGAGAAACCACCAAGCCTTCCGTATTGGCGCTCAATTTCCTGTTCCAACATTTGTGGTCTAAATTGAGCCAATGCCGCTTGGATATTGCCACCACGCAATCCACCTGTGGCAGACGCACGTTGCAATAATGCTTCTTCACCAGATCGCACTCTGGCTTGAAAACCAGCACCCTGTTCAATTTCGGCAATTGCTGCTGCCTGTCTCTCAGGGCCAAGAACACCCGCCAATGCTTGTTGTTGTTCAAATGCTTTTGGCCCTGCTTCACCATATGCTTGAAAACGAGCCATTGCTGGCACACCAACCTCTACATAAGGTTTCAATATCGCTTGTAAAGCATCAAACTGTCTGCGTTGTTCTTCAATGCCTTTTTGAGCCGCTTCACTTTGGATGCCTGCGGCTTCTCCAGCAGCACTGGCCTGCATTGAACTTCCGATAAGTTGGCTTCCACCAACAACTAGGGCTGTGACTGGATCAGGCATCGCCAAACTCCTTCATGTAATCTTCAAAAGTTTCGCCATACAAAGCCATCACATGATGACCATATTTTGTGGCATATCCAGCCCCATGTACTAGCGAAACGGTCATTAAAATCAAGTCGTAATATCCGGCTCGCCAAACGAAAGACTTAGCATCTGCTTGTTTATTACGTTCTGCCGTATCTGAGGCTTGCCACTTGAGAATCATTGTCGCCAACAAAGGCGTTAAATGGGCGCTGTGAGCGATAAAAAATGTGTTCTGGTGTATACCTACCAATGTGTTCCAAATGGTCGCATTGAGTTCTTCTCTTGCCACTTGGTCACCATCTGCTACATCATCAAAGACTTGGATTGCGTCAAAGACCATGAGTAGCCACTCTACGGCTGGCGTAGGCAGCATAAAAACCTTTGTCAGGTTTTCTCGCAGTCCATTGGTCATCCAAAACTCCTAATTAGGGCAGGCCGCTGGATGCCAGAACTCAGCGGCTTGATTTTCGCACAAATTCGGAAAAGGTCAATCTTCATATTCTCTGTCTTCCCAAGCCTGACAAACCCGCATATCGTTGCAGATAAAGTTCAGCTTTTCGCAGTGACCCCTGAACCCTGCGCCCTTGTCATAAGCCGCCATTGGGATGCGCTCAATTCTGACTTGGGTCATAAAGCTGTTGTCGTAATATTCGCAGTTTGAGCAATGCTTGCGTCTTGCGTCTTTTTCATCGCATTGCATAGCTTCTGCCAAACCAGCGTAGAACTCCTTATTTGCACCAGGCTCATTGGTCGGCATTTCAGGGCCATAATTCCAATCAGCGACCGCAACGGCATAGTTCTTTTTATTCTCTGCGTTGGTCAAAAATTCTTCTTCCATCGGCAAGCCATTAAAGCCCCGTGGGATAACCATAAAATCTTTCATGCTGTGCTCCTTTAAGTGATTTCTCGGCCTGATGCTCGGATTGTCAATGATGTGGCTGCGCTGGCAATGGTGGATATGAAACTACCAGACTCCAATGCTTGACCAACCAATTCAGGGAATGTGTAGGTCTCATCTGGTGCAATACTGCGAGTGTCTACGATTAAGTTAGATACACCAGCACTGCCAGCAACTGTCACCAAGTTAACGCTGATCGTTACATTTCCTGCCGTGGTATTGGTGGCAGTAAATTTGTCAATGATCGCTTTACAGTTCACGGCTGTGTACTGCGTAGTCTGCGTTGCTTCGGCCTGTTTTGGTGGTATCAGCACCTTAATTGATACAGTCATGTCTACTCCTTATGTGGCTTCGCCACCACTTGCGATGATTGTGAGGCCAGTTGATGCTGCCTGAATTTGAATGGTATCGCCTGCGTTCAGTACTTCAATGCCGTTGTATTGCAAGGCATTAGCAGCTGGCACAGGCACATCGTAGAGGAAAGCATTTCCAGTTCCAGCCGAGCCTGCGGATGGCACTAAAAATACTCGCACATTGATGGCGGCTGCCGTTGTATTGGCAATGCTAAATTCTTTGAGTAGCGTTCTAGTTGCCGCTGGCACTGTGTAAAGCGTAGTCACGCCTGTGGTGATAGCGGCTTGGCCTAATTTAACAGGGGTAATTACATCGAAAGCCATATCAGCACCTGATTTGATCGTACCCGTGGGGTTTGGTTTGCATACGGCAAGATGCCATTTACATCATGCTCCAGTTCGATATTATTACGCACAGGGGCAAGCGCAAGCAAATCTAATGCTTGAGCCAATCTTGGAATAGCATCCAATGCCTGTTGAACTTTGGCATTAAGTACAGCATCATCGACTGCGGTATCCTGTGCCAACGCACTTAATTGTGCCAATGCCTCATTTGCTGTTGCCGCTGCGTTGTCTGCCTGATATTCAAAGTCAGTCCCGACAATAACTTGCAAGGTATCAACAGTAGAAAATAAAAGTTCAAACTGTCTGATCTGTTGCTGATCGGTCAGGAACTCCGCAAGCTGGTCACGGGTCAAGTTCAGTCTACGGGAAATGGGTGCGGTTGCCATCAGTATGCCAATGCTTCAATCTGGGCTTCTAAACGCACATAAGACACATGGGCATCACTATCGCCACGGAAACGCTGGATGCGCCAGTTCCTCATGTGACCCTGCTGAAACCAAGCCAAACGCTTTTGGCGGTTGCCAATCGTGCCGACAGAGATAAACTTTTCCTGTGAATAAGTTTGCCCATCCAAAGAGTAACTTGTGCTGATTTTTGGATTCTTGCCAAGCGCAATGCTACCCGTCAAACTCACAAGTTCCATCTCGTTAAATATTGCCCCATTGCTTTCGTTATAGACAATCAATGTGCCAAATTCCCAGCGCACTTGTTGCCCCCAATGATGGCCTGTGTCCTGCACCAAATAACCGATATTGGTGGATTGCGGGTCGCCAACCATCCACTTGTCATAGACCCAAACTAAGTTTCTGGCTCGATATTGTGCAAACCCAGAAATGGTTGTGGTTAGGGTAAACCAGACAGGAGTTTGTAATGCCTCGGATGCTGATGCGTCATAAACGATGGTGCGATCAGGCAAATGCACATAAAGGTGTTCGTGGTTCTTGTCGTTTCTGGCTTCCAACTTGACCAAGGCCAACTGTGCCTCGGTGTATTCAAGAAGTAGATTGTCAATTTCCTGAGTGCTTATCTTTTGAGTTGTTGCCGCAGCGCCCACGTAGATGCTAGGCGCTTCATTTCTTGCGCTACCTAAAAACGCAATGCGGTCAATAAAGACACAGCAAGCAAATGTTCCAACAACACCCTTTTGTATCTGTGCGCCATCAATTCTTGCGAATGGGAACAACTCACCACCTATGTTATCGAATACCTCAATCGTGTTGCGGTTCAGGGCAAAGATTTCATTTCGCAACTTCAGTAGCGCAACCACTGGGTCTGGGTCAACTTCGGAACTTCCATACTTTAGCGGATTAACTTGGGTTGGGTCTGTTAGTTCTGTGACGATCAAAAACTCGCCATCTGTGGTCATAAAGTAACCATCCACCCACACCACATCAAGCACCACGCCCAAGTCAGGGTCAGTCACTTGCGTCAGAGTTGTGCCATTCCAGTAATACAAACGCCCACCAGATGCAATCGCAAGTAAATCAAAGCTGTAATCAAATGTCACCAATTGATCGGTTGGGCCACCAACATCGCCAAGCACTGTCACTGCGCCTGTGCTGTCAATTTCCACCAACTTTGTACCCATCACTCGATATAGGTTGCCTTGCCAATTGATTCCGCCACGATCAACGCCTGGCCCTGTGCCGTTTGCCACAATCCCATCGCCTGGTCGCAGAAACCCATTGCTGATGCCTGATTGCTTTGGCACAGGCACAAGGTTCACTGGGTACGATGTACGCAGTTCAGGGGTGCTGTCGGTGTAAATACCATTCAAGATAGGGATTTGCATCACTTGGCCTTATTGCGTTCAGAGATGCGTTTTGCCTTGGCTTTGGCATCTGCTTTTGATGATGCGCCCCAAGCCCTTAGACTTAACAACAATCGAGTGGGTTCACCGTCTTTGTACTCAGGGCCAGCGTTACCAGCCATGCGAGCCAAGAACGATGCTCTGCGAGGATTGTCACCAGATTTGACAGGAGGCTTCAGGTTCATGCCCTCGGCCTTTGCCGCAGCCCTTCCCTTGGCGTTCAAGCCGCCTTTGGGGTTCTGACCTTCTTTTCGTGCATAGGCTGGGCTTTTCATCTGAACCCCTTGATCTTTTCAGCAATCTTTTTAGGCTGCTTGGCAAACTGCTTTCCAGCCTTGGTAGCCTCACGCTTTGCCCTTGTGGTTGCCGCATACTCAGCCGCACTCAGTGCTTTGATAGCCTTTTCAGGCAGATACCTCTCGCCTGTTTCAGACGATGGCTTTCCAGACTTGGTGCGCCAGTTTTGGCTTGACCAATCTTTGAGGCTTTTTTGTGTGGCTTTCATTTATAACCGCCACCTTTTTCTTTGTATTTCTTTGCCAACAGTTGGGCTTTGCGAGCCGACCATTCGCCAGCCGCAGTGCCTTGCACAGCCGAACCTTTGATTTCCTCAAAGAGCCGCTTACGCATGGTTGGCTTCGTGTAGTTGCCAGCCTCATTGACAGATGACTTAGGCTTTGTAGCCATTATGAATCCGTGCCTTTAATAACTGTAAAGTTAAATATTGGCTGTTCAGTTGTTGTGCCGCCAGTGGTGCGGAATGTAATATCAAAAGAACCCAAGGTTGTCTTAGTGACCATCAAATCATACAAATCAGTGCCTGTATGTTGATTGAGAATAATTACATCGGTGGTATTAACGGTGCTGTTGGTCACAGTGAAAGTTGTTGCGCTGGTTGTACCTGCCGCAGAAAATAACGTGATTTGACCAGTTGTTTTGTTAATCGTCACACCTGTGGTTCGGCTTGTGCCTTGAATAACTACACCGCCTGCGCCTGTGGAATAACCCACGCCAGCCGTGCCAGATGATCTAAGTGACCCTGTGACTGCTAAACTTGTTCCTGTGGCTGCACCAATATTTGGAGTCACCAATGTAGGTGTGTTAGCAAATACATTTGCGCCTGTGCCAGTTTCATCGGTTAATGCCGAGGCAAGATTTGCCGATGTAAATGAACCCAAAGATGTGGCATTGCCGACTGACGTAATAGCACCAGTCAAGTTTGCGTTTGTGGTCACATTACCTGCGGTCAATCCAGCAGCCGTGCCTGTGATGTTTGTGCCAACAAGTGCTGATGGTGTCCCAAGTGCTGGCGTAACCAAGGTCGGGCTGTTTGCAAACACCAATGAACCTGTGCCAGTTTCATCAGTGACTGCTGCCCGTAGATTGGCGCTTGATGGCACAGCCAAAAATGCCTGTACGTTTGTGCCATAAACAGTCTCAGCGTTAATCTGATACCAAGAGTTTGTGGGCTGATAGAAACGAATGGCTGTTGCAGTTCCTGCGCCTAAAAATGTCACGCCACCATAAAGTGCAGTTGCACCATTCAGTGCAATCGTCAGTGATGTAATCTCTTGGGTAGTCGTAATCAACACCGTAGTGCCATCAGGTACACCAGTATTCAAAGGCAAGGTAATCGTGCCAGAGGCCAGCGTTCCAGCGGGTTGCAATAGCATCCATTGGTCTTGGCTAACTGGAGTTGGAACGGTGATGTTGAAACCAGAGCCAGGCACATACAGATTCACTGACAATGTTGGCGATGCAAAAGTCTGCTGGAAAAACGTCAACAGATTGCCAATGGACAAACGTCTTGCATCCCCATTATTGGGAGAATAAACGGGTAACTGGTCTCCGCTTGAAACAGTGCTGAGTACTGGTAACTGATTGATTTGTGGCATGACTGTCCTTAGTAATATTCGAGAGGCCCATCAGGGCCAGCAGTAACAGGATTGGCTGGTGGTCTGATAAAAGGATTATCGTAGACTCTCCAAGGCTTATTGCCAGCACCAGCAGGCATCGTTGCCGGAAGTTGCTGTTCAAGCGGATATGTGGCTCTTTGCAACAGAATATCGTAACCTTGCTTGGCAGTCGTCTTAGTCTCAATCATTACTTGCTTGCCAAACATTGGCGCAAGCCTGATGCCTAGACTGCAAATAATGGCTTCGTAAGCCGAATCAGGCACAAGGGTTTCTTCATCTAAACTGCTATCTTGTGGGCTGGATGGCAAAGGGTAACCCAAGCGGATGCCCTTGGCGTTCCAGTCTGCCATCATTGCATCTAATCTACGCAAGGCAGATTCAAGCTGTTCAGGTTGTAAATCAAACACGTAAGACGCAAGCCCTATTTCCTCAAAGGCTGCGCTTATGAATTGTCGTTTTCTGTAGCCCATGCTGATTCCTCAATGTGTTTCAGAAGTGTCGCATCTGACCAGCGTTTGTCAACCTTCATGCCAATGGCTTCAGCTTGTTGCAGCATTTCCTCACGGGTCGGTGGGCTGTCATCAACAGTCTCAACCAATTCAAGTTGCTCATCAGGCACTTCAATAACTTGTGCGCCAATCGGTGATGGATAGTAGACTTTATTGAGTTTGCGGTCGATGGCTTGCTCTTTTTTGAGTTTGCGCTTTTGCAACCTCAACTCCCGCCACGGGGCGAGAGTTTTGGTCTTAATGATTGCGGCTGACTTAATCATTTTTTCATTGGTGCTTTGCTAGGCTTACCAGCGGCTTTTGCCGACTTAGTAGCCATGCCAAGTGCCATTGCAACGGCTTGCTTTTGGGGCTTGCCTGATTTCATTTCCATTTTAATATTCTTGGAAATGGTCTTGTCTGAGTAACCTTTTTTCATTGGCATTTTGTTCTCCATGTAAAACAGGCCAACATCTCTGCTGGCCTGTCTTGATTTAACCACCGATGCGATAAACAACAAAAGTGTCAGCAGCAGTCTTACGGCAACGGAAACGTGCAGATGCACCAGCCGTAGCAGCAGTTGCAGCAGAACCAACGATAGTCACATTTGTGTTGACAGTCAATGTCAAAGCATATGCAGCCAAAGTGATGACGCTGAAGTCAAACGAATCACCGATTGCCCACTCGGTTGCCAAATCTAGGTTTGCACCTGTTGGCAATTGAATGTCACGGCTTGCTGTAGGTGTAGCAGTAATGATGCCTGTCAACACGTTGGCAGCAGTTGCCGCCATCGAGCCGCCATCAGCAATGTTGGCTGGCGCACCTTGAGGTTGCCAGTTGCCATTGTTGCTGATGTCAGGAGCAACACCCACAGAGTAATAAGCGCCCGATGCACCAGCTTGAATAATCACGTTGGTGGCATTGGTAAATGCGCCTGAAACATAGGTGGTGTTGTCAACAGTTGTCAACAGGTCATTGGCTTCAGGGAATTGGGGAAACCCAACTTCTTGAAACACTTGTGCTGGAGAAAATGCTTGAACAGCGATTTTCTCGCCTGCGGGTACGGCAACAGTAGCTGTGCCTTGTGCAAAGATTACTTGGTAGCTCATGATTTACTCCTTAAGCCTGATTGAACAGCAAAATACCAGACATTTCTGGTTGCTTATTGACCACACCATACAGGGTGTCCAAGCGATACTTGGTCTTCATGGTGTTGACATCGTACTGTTTCTGCATGACCAACTCGATACCCTGATCGGTGGAGGCACGCATCACTGCAACGCCAGCATCAGAGGGAACAGCGTAACGACCAGGCAAAATCTCCAATGCATCTTTCTGCCAGAAGCAGTTGATAGGCGCAGTGGTCGAGTTCAAACGGGTCACTGTTGCAGAGGCGTTAGGTGTCACGATGCAGTTTTGATACTGCAACTCGGCATCAGTTCCACCTTGGGCAGAGATGATTGGAGGTGTGATAACGCAAGTAGTTGAGTTTGTGATGCTTACCACACGGAAAGTCTTGGCAAAGCCAGTACCTTGCTTAGTGATGTGATGCACAGCCTCAACACCAGAGATCTCAAACGGTGTACCCACTCGCAGATCAGTTGTCGATGTGACAGTGATGGTCTGGAAGCGGTTGTCAACGTTCTGGGTCTCGCCTGTCACTGCGGTAGAAGTGGCAACTGGAACATAGTAGTTGTTGGCGGAAGCCAAGGTGGACATGGTGGTATTAGAACCAGTACGTGCAGCCAAGCGGTTTGCGTAATCCAACTTGTAAGTTTCAAAGCCTGCGACCATACCAACGAAAGAACGCTCGAAAGCGGTGTTGGACTTAGTGCCTGCGAAACTACGTGACACAGATGCGCCACCAGTACCACCAGCAATGTTGCCAGCGATGCCGTTGTAGTCACGGCTTGACAAAGCCAAGTAACGGTCAAAAGACTGTACGCCTTGCTCGTTCATGATGCTGTCGCACAAGGCCACATCATCATAATCACCAGCAGCTGTGTTGACAGTCACAACCAAAGAACCTTGGGCTGCGGCAACATTCATAATTGAAATGTTGATGTCAGATGCCAATTTCTGCTTGGCGGCTTCGCCCAAACGACCTTCTTGCAATGCATCACGCAGTTCCAAAGCATCCAGAATGAACGGCACAGACTTTTGAAAGCCGAGTGTCGCTGGTACTGCAAGCTGTGTGTAAGCTGTGAAGTTGTTGGTCTGATCCATGCCATCATACGATTGTGCGATGTAAGGCTGGGGGCGGTAGATCACGTTGTTGGTGCGTTCCATCATCGAGCCATCTGTGTTGTAGATGGACACGTTGCGGGATAAAACCAAAGCATCGTTAAAGCCTTCGAGGATGTCCTCAAATGCTACACGCTCTTCTTTTGAAAAACTATTGCTCATAATAAGCTCCTAATAAATTATTTGGATGCTGATCGTTTCTGCGATTTGTACTGAATGACTTTCGTCATGTTGCCAGTACGAGCCGCTTCTTCTCTCAGCCGTTCAAGTGTTGAGTCAACCGCACCAGATGATCTTCCAGTTCCTGTAACGATACGCTCTGGGGCGGGTGCTTGCCTGCGATTTGTAACTT